ATTGTGCTCTAGATAGGCGCATCGCCGAATTGCTCCAAAAAAAGAAGGACTGGCACATTAGCGCTATCAGTGCTGCCAGCAAACCAGAACAAATTTCGTCGGTGGGCGGAATTGAGCTTGAAGTCTATCAAGCAAAACCACAGGAGGAAACAAAACAGGCGCTTGCTAGTTGGCAAGTGAAAGCAACCAATCTTCCCGGAAAAGAGCAGCTCTCTAGAACACCTAATAACCGTATCCATTACTCGGTGGCTCTGGTCAACGGGGAACATAGGACTTTTCGCTTGACGCTACAAAGCGAACAAGCGAATTTCAAGCCTGGTCGAATACTTGTGGACCTATTGACGGGGCCGGACAATTGGACCAATTATCGCAGTATTGGACAAGTTGATGACGCGACCATCAACGTATGGCGCAAAGCACACACAAAGCACGGTAGCTCTTTGATGGACGCTTTGCGAGTGCTCGCAGGAGACCCTGAAGCAGCAGGGCTAGGCTATGCATTGCGGTCAAGTAACTGCTGCATATGCCGGAAGCTACTAACAGTGCCCGCTAGCATACACAGAGGGATGGGACCTTCATGTGCTGAAAAATGGAGCTAATCCTTTTTCTTAAACCCGCGCCTGATTTTTCAGGCGCTAGAAGACCGGAGAAGTAAGATGCAGATCCTGATAGTGACCAGGCATCATGGACTAGTTGAGTTCCTGGCCCGCTACATCGGAAGCGGACATGAAGTCGTGGCGCATGCCACGGCCGATAAGGTCAAGGGGAGGGACGTGTGGGGCGTACTGCCCCTACACCTGGCTGCTGAATGCGGGAGATTCACGGAGGTCCCCTTAGATCTCCCTCAGGATCTTCGAGGGAAAGAACTCACCTGTGAGCAGGTGGAGCGATACTGCAGCAAACCCGTGACGTACGAAATCGTACGTCACATACACGATATCTGTTCATACTGCGGTGCCGATAACGGTACTGAAGACCAGGCGAATCGAAGACAAGGTTTCGACTGTTTCGAGTGCGGGTCGGTACGGAGTGACGTGAACACTCTGTTTTTTTCCTAAAACCGCGCCTAAAACCAGGCGCTAGAAGACCGGAGATTGAAATGCGAGATTACAAACGTTTCCGCAACACCAAGGCACAAAAGAAACTGCAGGAGATAATTAATACGCACAAGAAAATGCGGGGAGCGTATTTTTTCCGCCCGCCGTCGTCGGCGTTGAGACGCCGAAACTACGAGATTGCGCGGTCATCCCATATGACATTTTCAATCAACGGAGTTGCCTACGAAATCGACCAAATCACGGAATGTAGCTGCAAAAATGTTTACTACTCGCTTTCGGTTGTCGTCGGTGGGCGGAAGAAGAACGTCAGAGCGTTGAAGAAGCTGGTAGCTTTGTAGCCTAAAACCGCGCCTGGTTTTTCAGGCGCTAGAAGACCGGAGATTGAAATGCGAGATGACAAACGATTGAGCTTAGAGCTTAAGGCTTACTTCGCATCAGTCAGTAGCGATCAACTGGCACTGGCGATAGGGACAGATGGCCGAATTGAAGTAGTGCTGGACGCCCTAGAAGCGGCATTCGAAGCTGGCCAGAAGACTGCTCGTGCAGATGCTGTAAATAGGCTTGAGTCTATTAGAAATCGACTGCATCAGGCTTGTGGGCCAACTGTGGCGCATGAAGAACTAAAACAACTGTATATCGAGGTCGAGAGGATTCGTCACGGCCAACCCATCATAGCGGGTTGAATGGCGCAAAATTTTTCCACTAAAACCGCGCCTGAAAAACCAGGCGCTAGCAACTCGGAAAAAGCAAAATGAAGACCAAAAGGAAATCCACAAGAACTATTTGCTCGAAGAGTAACACCAAACTTATCAAGGGGGAGAAAAAGAAGGTGTTATCTCTTGCCATCCATCTGGCTCCCGACCGGATGGCGGGAATCGAGTTTCCATCGGTATGTCCGAAAGCTACCGATGGTTGTCGCAAAGCTTGCTTTGGAGGGAATCAGTCAGCAGTAGGCGGGTTTCGTTTTTCAAGAGTCAAAGCAGCACAGATTGCCAGAACTGTAAGGTTCTGGCAAAATCGAAAGGGTTTTCTTTTAGCTCTTCGGGGAGAATTACACCAACATCAATATCATGTGGATTTGCTAAATGCGGAACAAGAACCAGGAGAAGATCCCTGGTTGGCCGCGTGCCGCCCAAATACTCTATCTGATATTTTGTGGGAAAACCTGCTTGATATGGAAGGAGAATTTCCTCGGATGAAATTTTATGATTACACCAAGCATTCACTGAAAACCAGGAAAAACATACCCTCAAATTATCATCTGGTGTACTCCATCAGCGAACAACCAGGCAGTTGGGCAGAAGCTCGAAGATGGTTGGATTCTGGAAGGAACGCTTCCATGGTAGTTGGAAGAAGAGGAAGTTCCCGAGAACTTGACCATAAGGCGGTAGTTGCCGAATTGGTGGCGGAAGGGGAAGTTCTGGGATATCCCTGTATCGATGGGGATATCGACGATTTGAGGTTTTACGATGGAAGCGGGAAAATCGTCTTGCTGTATCCCAAAGGAAGGCACGCAAGGAACGACAGAAGCGGGTTTGTTAAATTATGCTAGGAGAGTAGAAGTATGTCAAAAAGATGCATTTTGGTAGATGCCTGGCTGTCGAGAAGCGGAAAAACTCGTACCGCCAGAGTCTACTTCCAAAGAGGAATGGAAGAGACAATCCAAGAAATAACTCGGTTCTTCGTAGACCCGAGAGCATACAAGAAAGGAGGGTTGGCAAATTTTCCTGTAGAAGACGGGAAAACCAAAAGAAAAATCCGGGATATCCTAGGAGACAGAGATATTCCTGTGGTGTTTCTGCAAAGGGATAGTCTACTGAAAAGGGAACGTACATAGCGTTCCTTTCTTTTTTCTAATAACCTTGTTCTTGATAGTCAACTATCCAGAACGGAAAGGTAGATGATGGACCAAGCAGAGAAAGAATTGAGAGAAAGACCTTATATACAAGAGCTTCTTAAAAGGATACGGGAGGAAGAAGAAAGGAAGGTAGAAGAAAGGAAGCGCATCAATAGGGAACGCAGAGAGGCACCTCCCCCGCCCTATGGTCTGTCTCGCCTGAAACAGATGAAGCTTAGACCAAAGCCTGGGTGCAAGCCCCGGTGGACTCCTAGACCTCCTCTTCCGAGTTTGAGGCAGAAATCCCCACCCCGATGGGAGTTAGCTCGATGGGCACACACCAGGGGGTCAGTATGTAGATGTTGTAATAGGTGGTTACCAGATGGGGAGATAGTCTGGAGAGTACCTTGGACGAAGGAAGATCATCCTATCTACTTCTATGTTTGCCGTCCTTGTTGGCGGGGGAGAACCCAGGAAGGAAACCGTCCAGATTATTTTTAGCAGAGGGAGGAAAGAGAAGAGATGATGTACCTCGAATTCCAAGAAATCAACGAGCACAAAGGGGTACTTAACCTTGTTCGGTTTGATGAACAAGACCAAGAGTTCTTTATGTCGTTTGTGTTTGATTTTACTTTTAACCAAGACGAAGATGGAGCCATCAAGGATTTAAGCTCCATAGACGTGGCTCCTAGCATTCCTGGGCATTGGGGGGGCTTGGAGGAAAAGCTCGCAGAGGGAATTCTGGCATACTTGAGAAACCATCCAGATTATTTCTAGCAGAGGAAGGAAAGACCATGGGATACATGTTTCTGTGCAGTTCTTGTTGTGCGTGCGAACGGGTGATTATGTACAATCCAGAACACGTCCCCAGTTTGAGGATAGAAGGCAACAGAGAACCGTTGTGTCAAGTTTGCGCCAACAAATGGAATCACATTCACCGACTATCTAAGGGACTAGAGCCGGTGCCTATTCATCCCCTGGCGTATGAGCCGCAGCCAGAGGAAGGCCATGAAAGATTTTTTTGATTTCCCCGAAGACATCCTTTTCTGGGCATTCGTTACGGGCCTGTGTCTGGCAGCGGCGCTAGCCGCTTTGAAGTGAGTCGACCGGGTTGGGGGTGGGAAGGAACCCCTGAAATTCTACGGGGGCTTTTTCGTCAAGCCTGTGCCGGCACGGCGTGGACAGAGAACGATGGAAGACTGCTCTATGTAGGCCGAAGGCTGGTAGTCTTCCAATGGCCCAAGATTGTTATTAGGTACAAACTAAACGCTTCTGGCCTCTTAGAGCAACCAAGAACGCTCTGGAAGCCAGAGAGTGAGAAATTCTCATCAAGGGATCTTTGGCGGGTTGTAGCCGAAGCGCGGCTGGTGGACACGGGCAAGGCGCGGAAAGCGCTTGATTCTAGCCGCCCATCGTGGGAAATTGGAAGGCTCTCAAGAGAAGAGGATTGGAGGCAGGAATGGCACAGACTGACAGTAGCATGCAAGCGGGGACTGCGCAAATCAGCATACCGGTGTTCGCAAACCGGTATCACCCAGGAGCAGCAAAAGGAGGAAGTTCCGTCCCGCAAGTAGAGCTGCTTGAAGCCATGGAAGAGCCGTGGAACACAGATGCTCATGCTCCTTGCTACTCGCTTCCGGGGGGCCAATCATGCCAGAGACTGAACGCGAGGAGCCCCCCCAGGGAGGCACGCTTGGTCTGCGCACAGATGGACTGGGACCGAAAGCCCCATGTGCCTTGGAGGGATAAAGCCCAGGCTATGGCTTGGTTGGCGGAGTTTCAGCGGGCAGACCTCTCTTGGAGTGTCGTTTTCTCCACCAGGAAAGGAGCTCGGGCGGTCTTCCTTTTCTCGACTCCCCTACTTCCCCAAGACTTCAGCAGTTTTGCTCGAGGGATTCTAAAGGGTTTGCCGGCCATAGCCGGAGGAGAGTGGGACGATACTTGTACTCAATGGTCAAGAATTTATCGCCTACCTTTCGTGATGCGGGACGGAACACCAACCTGGGAGGACCCAGGTTTTTTTGTGGTCCGGCCTGAACAGGTAGTGAACAATCGGTTGATAATTCCTGTCAGTAAAGAGTACATCCCGCAAGAAGGTACTACCTCGCTCCCTAAAGAAGAAGACGTTGATAGATGGCTGGCAGATAAGGATTTTATCTCTCGAGCTCAAAGACTCTTGACCACGGGGCAGCTCTGGCGAGCATGCTTCCACGACGAACACTTCATCGCGAAGGAAGGGAAGAGGGACCAACAACTCACGGTTCTGTCGGGGAGAATAGTCTCGAAGCTGCATGGTAGAGGGTTCTCGGCACAGCAAGCGTATGCCCTACTTTGCCCGGCTGCCGACAAGCTGCAGCCGGACGGAGGCACGCAAGACTGGCGAAGTGTGTTATGGGATAAGATCTTCCGCTTCTGGTCGGACGAAGACCGGAAGAAAGACGACGGAAGAAAGACCACACAAAGAGCACAAACTATTGAAGTCATCGACACGTCGGATGACTTACCTAGTCAGATCTTGGCGGGGATGAGGAAGTGGTGCGAAAGCGTACCTTCTCCAGAAAAAAACGGGTCGGGGCTGGCCTGGCTCATGAATCGCTGTATCGTCGCCACAGGGAGGCTCTATCACGTCATCAGGCGCGATGGCAAGTACGACAAGTCCGGCGTCCCCAAAGACCTTCTGATAGCCCGCATTCGTGCCCTGGGTATGGACAAACTCATCCCCCTAAGACAGCCGACTGCCAATGGCGGGTTCAAGGAGCGATCCATCCAGAGTATAGTGAATTCTCATTGTACTATAGTGTCAACTATTATGGGGGTTCCTGGGCAAGATGGGGCTATTGTGAAGGATATGGATTCACAAGACCCTCACCTCCTGGTGGGCCTGTGGAGAAAACGAGACATCCAGCCCGAGCGCAGTACCGACGTCGAGGCATGGCTGAGGAATTTTGCGGGAGTGAAGGAAAAAGAGTTGCTGCGTTGGCTGGCGTGGGCAGTCTACCCAGAAGACGGCCCAATCTGTGCGTTGTCCATCGTGTCTCCTAGAGCGTCGGGGAAGAAGCTCTTGGTGCGTGGTCTGCTTGAGTGTTTTACTGCTATCTCCCCCGCAACCGCAACCGATCTGGTAGGACGTTTCCGTCCTGGTTTGCTCCGGAGTCCGATTTTAGTAGTCGATGAAGGGTGGCCCACCGGAACGCCTTACCACAATCCATCGGATTCCTTTCGGGATATCGTGGCAGGTACTCTAATAGCAGTCGACACAAAGTTTAGAGACCCGATTACAATCACGGCAGCGATGCGGGTTATCATCACCGCGAACAACCTGGATGCTGTAGGACAACTGGCTGCAGGTCGTTCGATGTCCGTCGAAGGCAGGAGGGCGATAGAGCAACGCCTACTACATCTCGAGCTCGGGGAAAGGGGTTCCCGTTTTCTTCGTGGTCGAGGGGGACGTAAGCTCACTAAAGGCTGGATAGCAGGTGATTCGGGGGAGACATCCAACTACATAATCGCTAAGCATTTCCTTTGGTTGGGGCTTCGAAGGAAAGAGATGGGACGGGACTCTCGACTACTCGTCGAGGGCAAGATAGGCGGTCAGCTGATGGACCGGCTACTGATGGCAGATTCTCTCGTGCCCGTAGTGATCGAAGCCATCATCAAGCTACTAGACAGACCATCTGGGCAACAAGTCCGAGGCTTTTCCGTTGTCGATGGAAAGCTTAGTTTATTGGTATCTACGATCATGGATTGGATAAGGAACTCGGCCAAAATTCGAACCGCCAGCGCGAGACAAGTGTCTAGAGCTCTGGCGAATTTGGCCCTGACCACGAAGCTCAAGAACATCGAAGATCAAGGTATCGGCAAACAAAAATGGATCGAGATGGATACAGAGCGCGTTGACTCAATTGCCCGCTCGCTCGGATTGGGCAACAAGGCCATCGCGAAGCTGGCGGAAACCCAGACCCTCCGCCGGCTCACAGAGATGCAGGCGGAGGGTCTGTTGAGAAATCCTCAGGACCCTCCCCTTTCAGGAAAAAAATAATAGAAAAGAGTAGACTAAAAAGAAGAGTTCCTGTAATTTCCTAAAAGAAGAAGAAGAAGAAGAAGAGGGGCAAACGATGGCGATCCTGTTTGATTGCTTCGAATGCGGAGGCAATTGATGAGCATTGATCCCTGTATATGCGGCAAGGGACCTAGGGCTACTTACGCCTTTTTAGGCAAAGACGGAAGACCTCTGTTTTTTCGCTGCCGACTGTGTCGATACAAGGGGCCTCTTGCGTCCGGCTCTTTGTGGGTAGACTGGCCTTTGTCTGACGATTTACCGACAGCATCCGCCGCTGACGACGAAAAGATGCTGATCGTTTCAGCATCTCAGATCAAGACATGGAAGCAGTGCCATCGCAAGTGGTTCTTTGAGAAGATAAAAAAATTGCCGAGACCGGGCAATAAAGTTCAGGAATTCGGCACGGTTTTTCATTCGGTCACCGAAAGGTACCGAAAAGCCACGGATACCGGTCGGGACCGAGAGACAAAAAAACCAGTAGAACTGTATCCGGAAAAGTGGGCAGGCAGTTTGTCTCTTTTCGACCAAGGAATTATTAAGACTCTAATCGAGGAGGGACAAGAAAACGGAACCCTTCGCAGGCTTCCGGGCAGGCGCTTAGTAGAAGAGGGGTTTTTTCGATCCCTCGTAACTACGGAGGCCCGGGATCGGGTGATTATCGCGGTAGTCGGTTACATCGACTGCCTGTACCCCGAAAAACTCATCGTTGAGGATGACAAAACCACGTCATCCATGCGCTGGGCCCTCAGCTCAAAGAAGCTGGCGGAAGATACACAAATGCTTTTATACGGATGGGAACTTCTCAACAGGATTTCCCATTCTGCTCCAGACGTAGTGCTCAGACACAACGTTTTCTGTAAAGGAAAGATGGGCAGAGATGGTGAGTGGAAAGAAGAGCCCCGCGCAGTAGAGAGAGAAGCTAAAGTATCCTCTCTTTCCTGCGTCCAAGAAGTACGGAAAATCCAACAGGAGAGCATGAGAATGCTCTCCACCCGACAAGACGCCTGGGAAGACATCTCCCTAGACGAAAATGAGCCCCGATCATGTGAGAAATTTGGGGGGTGCCCGTTCGCCTCTATCTGTTCCCAAAGAGAGCCCCTGGAAGTCTACCGCAAGAGGCTAGAAGCAGTCAAAAAGGACTTCCGAGTACCATCCCCCTCGCACACAACCATCAAAAAAGAAGGAGACACGATGAGCAGTCCGATGCAGAAAAAACTGGAAAGGCTTCGACAGATGAAGGCAAGGGCACGAGGAACTACTGCAGCTCCCTCCAAGAAAGAAGAACACCAAGCTCCTTCAGGAGCTCCCCCCTGGACAGTAGAGGGATGCAACGCATGTTCGGAGAGCAAACACCCCGGCTTCAACTCTAGAATGGCCCCCTGTAGGATTTGTGTCAACAAGTCCCAGTTCCAAGCCAAGCTCCTCCATGTGACGCTGGCATCAGCTCCCGGGATGGTCTCTTGGCATTCGGACTACGGTACTGGCCAATATTCTTTCGCTCTCAAAAAGGAGACAGTAGCAGAAAAGCGGGCAGAAGAGCCCGCCCCAAAGAACAAGGTAGAGGCATTCTCGGCTGACGATTTTGCAGAAGGTCTGGGAGAGATCGTCGTAGAGACAATCAAGACGCCCGAGGAGGTCGTCGCCGCTCCAAAGAAGAAGAGAGGACGCCCCCGAAAAACCAAGAAGGCCCCAACCGAAGGGTTCACGTTACTCATCAACTGCGTTTCTCTTGGAGGAGACGTAGTGCTGCTAGCCAACACCATCCACGCGATTGGACAGGAAATAGCTAAGAGCAAGGGCGTCGAAAGTCGCTACGAGCTCGATGCCTTCAAAGTGAGGGATATGTTGTGCGCAGCAATCCAGAGAGAAGATTTCTCGGGCAAAGTAGTAGTGGGGAATACCAACACTCCCGATGAAAAAGCCGTCATAAGCGCTCTTCAGCCTTTGGCTGATTCAACCATAGTGGCCCGAGCATGATCCAATCGGTCGGAACGATGCTAGCAGTCGTGCGTGCGGAGTAGTCTAGCAACAAAAAAAACCAAAGGGGATAAGTAAGATGGGAATCAAAGAAGAATTGATTGAACTGGCGTCAAAGATTGAGGAGCCCGTAAAGGCTCCTGAGTACGACGCAGCAACTGCTCCTTGGCAGGTGGGCAAGTCATACCTATTCAGGCTAGTTACGCACGCCTGGACGGGGCGAATCATCTGGGTTGGGGACAAAGAGATATCGATAGAAACTGCGGCCTGGGTCGCGGATACGGGGAGATTCACGAGTTGCCAGACCGATATGATGAACGACTCCGACTCGGAGATCGAGCCGGTCAAGCGCAATGTCGTTATCGGGAGAGGGGCTATCGTCGATGCGATAGAATGGCTATCTGAGCTCCCTACAGAGCCGAAATGATAGCTACCACAATGAGAGTGGAACGGGAGCAGAGTGGCCTGTCGCGGACCAGGACCAGAGCTAGGCGTTGGTCCCTATATGGGGGATGGTCTCGGTCGAGGTCGAATTTTTTTGCTCGGTCTCGGTCTCGGTCTCGTTCTCGGTGTTGGGCTCGGTCGAATTTTTTGGCTCGGTCTCGGTCGAAGTCTCGGACGTGGTCGAAGTCTCGGACGTGGTCGAGGGCTCGGTCTCGGGAAGGGCAGAAATGATAGCCGGAGCGGAAAGGTATCGGTCTGGGGCCCAAGCTTGGTCTCGGTCTCGATCTGGGACTCGGTCTCGATATCGGTGGTCGGGGTCGTGGTTTTGGTCTCGGTCGAGGTCTAGGGCAATGTCTCGGACTCGATCTCGGAAGGGGGCAAAATGATAGCTGCGACACTGGGGTCAAGACAGTACTGGCCTGAGGCTGGATCTCATTCGATGACTAGATATTGGGCCTGGACTTGTACTTCGTCTCGGTCTTTGTCTCGGACTAGGTTTGGGACTTGGAATAAGTCTTGGTCTCGGTCTCGGTCTGGGGCTTGTTCTAGGACTTGGTCTAGGTCTGAGTCTCGGACTTGGTCGAGGACTCGGTCGCGGGATCGGTCAGGGAAGGGGACGAAATGATACCCGCGACGATGGGGGCAGGGAGAGGCAGTGGCCTGTCGCGGACCAGGACCGGAGCATGGTCTCGGTCGCGGTCGAGATCTATGCTTGAGCCCTGGCCGCGATTCAGCTCTCGGTCTTGGATTAGGCTCGGGCCTCGGTGTCGGTCTTGGTGTCGGTCTTGGTGTTGGTCGAAAGTTGTGATTCGGTCTCGATCTGGGACTCGTTGTAAGTCTCGGTCTCAGTACCAGACTCGGACCCGATCCAGGAGGGGGTGAGATGGTAGCTGCGACGATGATAGGTGGGCTATCTCGACCTGGATCTCGGCCGACTAGATCTTGGGCCCGGACTAGATCTTGGGCTTGGACTTGGACCTTGTCTCGGTCTAGGGGTGGGTCTTGGTCCAGATCTGTGTCAGGGGATCGGTATAGGACTTGGTCAGGGAAGGGGAAGAAATGAACGCTACGACGATGGGGGCAGGGAGAGGCAGTGGCCTGTCGCGGACCAGGACCGGAGCATGGTCTCGGTCGCGGTCGAGATCTATGATTGAGCCTTGGCCGCGATTCAGCTCTCAATCTTGGTCTCGGTCAGGGGCTCACTCTTGGTCTCGATATCGGTCGAAGTCGTGGTCTCGGTCAGGGGCTCAATCTTGGTCTCGATATCGGTCTTGGTGTTGGTCGAAAGTTGTGATTCGGTGCAGATCTAGTTCTCGTTGTAAGTCTCGGTCTCAGTACCAGACTCGGTCCGGAACTCGGCCGGGGAGGGGGGTGAGATGGTAGCTGCGACGATGATAGGTGGGCTATCTCGACCTGGATCTCGGACTCGGACTCGATCTTGGTCGAGGTATAGGAAGTGGTCGAGGACTTGGTCTTTGTCTTTATCTCGGACTTGGTCGAGGGCTCGGACTTGGTCTCGGACCCTGTCTTTGTCTCGGTCTCGGACTCGGTCGCGGGATCGGTCTCGGTGTTGGTCAGGGAAGGGGGCGAAATGAACGCTGCGACACTGAGAGTGGTACGGGAGCAGAGGGGCCTGTCTCGGACCAGAACCGGAGCTAGGACTAGATCTTTGTCTCGGACCCGATCCGGGACTCGATCTTGGTCGAGGTATAGGAAGTGGTCGAGGACCCTGTCTTTATCTCGATCTTGGTCGAGGGCTCGGACTTGGTCGAGGACCCTGTCTTTGTCTCGGTCTCGGACTCGGTCGCGGGATCGGTCTGTATATCGGTCAGGGAAGGGGACGAAATGATACCCGCGACACTGAGAGGGGCACGGGAGCAGAGGGGCCTGTCTCGGACCAGAACCGGAGCTAGGACTAGATCTTTGTCTCGGACCCGATCCGGGGCTCAATTTTGGACTCGTTCTTGGTCTCGGTCTCATCCAGGGTCTTGGTCTCGGTCTGGGGCTCAATCCTGGTCTCGGTCTCGATATCGGTCGGGGTCGTGGTTTTGGTCTCGGTCGGGGTCGAGGACTCGATCCGGAACTCGGTCAGGGAAGGGGAAGAAATGAACGCTGCGATACTGAGAGTGGGAAAGTATCGGTCCGGGACTCGAGCTCGGTCTAGATCTCGGTCTCTGTATCGGTTTCGGGGTGGGTCGCGGTCACGGAAGGGATTATGGCCCCGATCTTGGTCTTGGTCCCGATCTGGGGGCTGGGCTTGGTCTCGGTCTCATCCAGGGTCTCGGTCTCGGTCTGGGGCTCAATCCTGGTCTCGGTCTCGATATCGGTCGGGGTCGTGGTTTTGGTCTCGGTCGGAGTCGAGGACTCGATCCGGAACTCGGTCAGGGAAGGGGAAGAAATGACTAGGCTCGAGCTGCTTCAGCAAGTGAAAAAAGCCGCGCTCTCTGCGAGTCTCGGAAAGAGAGATGCTCTCTCCAAGATGAAGGTTTCTTCCAAAGCCCGTAAAGAACTAATCCGACAGGCTAAAGCACAGGTACCTAGGGAGAGAACCATTGCTGTCCAGTCATTTTTTAGGCCGGCAACAAAAGGACTCGGAAGCGACCACATCCAAGCGCTGGATAGGATTCTCCGGATGCCTCTAGAAGATGGAGTTACCGAAGAAAGACTTAACTGTATCCAAAACCAGTACGCCATAGCTGGCTCAGGGTTCTCTTTCTGGCCGATTCAAGCAGCCGCTCTTTCTGCGTTCCGCCAACATCGAGGACTCTTCGCTCCTATTGGGGTCGGTTGGGGCAAGACAATCATCACGCAGGTTCTCCCGTTTATCGCATTCCAGGAGGAATGGATTGACAGAGCTCTGTTGATCGTTCCAGCGCAAGTCATCAGTCAGCTACTGCGGAGAGACTTTCCCTTCGCTCGCCGCCATGTAACGGCCCAGTATCCAGTACATATTCTTCACGGGGCTCCTCGTTCCCGCAGAAAGAGGCTGGCAAAAAATAAGAACCCCGGACTCTATGTGATGAGCTACTCAATGCTTTCTCGGGACGAAGACCAACTCATAGAACGTATTGAGCCGGAGCTCATCATTCTAGATGAGTGTGACAAAGTATCTCGACGAGAGGCAGCGCGTACCAAGCGCCTACTTCATTATGTCAAGGATAAGAAACCTTATGGAGCTGCCTTGAGCGGCACAATCACCAGCAAGTCTATCAAGGACTATCATCACCTGATCGATTGGTGCTTGAAAGACAACTCTCCTCTACCACACAAGAAGAAACTAGTCTCCCTCTGGGCTGACTGTGTAGACGCAGATGGTTCCTGGTGGGAAGATGGCAAACAGTTCTTGGCTCCTCTGGTTTTGTGGGCTGAGAGGCTAGCGTCCGAACAGATGAAGGGACAGACCGAAAAAGTAGATATTTTCAGAGCTGCCTACAGAGTCAGGCTACGCAGTGCACCCGGGGTCGTTGCCACCGGAGACGAAGAAATCGGGAGCTCTCTCGTTCTCATGCCTTTCGTAGGTACCTGCTGCCCCGGGGAAGAGCTGATAGAGAAAATCACAGATGTAGAGTTGCGTTGGTTATCTCCCAGCGGAGACGAGATTTCTCATGCCATGCACAAATGGAGATACCTCTATGAGCTATCCGCCGGCTTCTACAATCTCCTACGCTGGCCAGACAAGAACGAATGTTCTCGACCAGACCTCTTGGAGCAGGCGAAAGAGCACCACGAAGCTCAGCAGGAATACCATAAGGTCCTCCGAAAATGGTTCAACGACCATCCGCACGCTTACGGACTAGACACCCCCCTGACCGTAGGTAAAAACATGGCTCTCTACGGAGCCATGAACGTCGGAAAGGAGCTCTTTTCTCTTTGGGGGAGCATGAAGGCTCTAGAGCATCCGGAATTGCCTCAGAGAATCCCTGAGGGCGTCAGGGTAGATTCCTTCAAAGTTAACGCAGCTATCAGTTGGGTATCGTCTTCCATGCTCCGTAAGAAGGGAGGCATTATCTGGTACCACAACCAAGAAATCGGAAGGTGGCTCCATGAGCTTCTGCCTCAGGCGTTATGGTGCCCAGCAGGCAAAGAAAGCAACGAAGCAATAATAGATCCAACGAATCAAGGACGGTTCGTCATAGCGTCCATGAAAGCACATGGAACGGGAAAGAATTTGCAGGCTTGGTCTAATATGTTCTTCATGCAGTGGCCTAGATCCGCAAAACTCGCGGAACAAGTGCTGGGAAGACTCCATCGAAATGGACAAAAAGCCGAGGAGGTAATCGCAGAGATTCCTTTGTTTCGACACAAAGACGTCTCTCCCATAGATGAGATGAACATGGCAGCGTCTATAGTTGATTCTCTATACATACAACAAACCACGGGGTCCCGGCAGAAGATCATCTACTGCAATTGGTCCCCGATGCCACAATTATTTCCTCCCTCAGCCCTACGAGAACGAGGACTCAAGGTGAGTCGAGTAGAAGAAAAAGAACTCAAAGAACGGTTTGCACCCAAGGAGTAAGAATGTTCAAAACAGACAAAAATGCCCGTAACGCATTTATGACTAAATTCGATCCGTCGAGGGCTTTTCGTGGCACCAATTGGGAAGGCTCCGGGCACTACTGGCAGCGAGTAGACGCCGCGGTTTTTGACTTCAACTGGAAAGGGATTTCCTGCCTCAACATCACGAAGACCATCATCAAGGTCTTCAAGACCTCTGAGCAGGAAGCAGCCAAAACCAAACACGGAGTGGGGGAAGAGGTAACCAACCGCATTCTCCAGACCAACACCAACCGTGAACGGTTGGTGTGTGAATTCATAGGTTGCTGCGTAGAGATGCGCCCTACCGAAGTCCCCCTGGACGAGATAGAGAAGGCGACGGAAGATGACCAACCCCTGCAATACGTCGTCGTAGAAGTGGACAACGAAGAGGTGTACTGGAAGGACAAGAATACAGGAGAGACCAAGGGACCTATCACAGACGTTCGGTACAAGCGAATAGTGCCTTGGTCCGAAGTTCTCCGAGGCGTGACGGAAGAAGAAGCGGAACGCTTCTTCCCCGATGGGCTGCTGTCAAATCTAGCAGAAGCCGACGAAGTGCTGGTGTAATACGTCCATAGACTAGGAGAGAGAAGATGCAACCGATAGGGTTTGATACGGAAACGCTGCTGATTGGACCAAACAACGTCATCCCTCCTCTGGTCTGCCTATCGGTTGGCTGGGGGGAGGGTGAATCCTTCGTATCGGCAATTGCTGATGGGAAGGCAGATTTCTTCGCTGAGGGAGAAGAGCCTCCCCACCAAGTATTCCGAGAACTGCTTGAGAGTGATTCTCCCCTTGTAGGACACAACGTGTCCTATGATCTCAGTGTGTTAGGACGGCACCATTCACCTCTGGTTCCTTTGATTTTCCAGGCACTGGAAGACAAAAGGATTCATTGTACTCTGATCCGGGAGAAGCTCTTGAATTTGGCCCTCTCGGGGAATCCTCAGATGACAGAGACTCCCCAAGGGAACAGAAAAAAAGTCGGGCTCCACCTAGCAGACCTAGAAACAAAATATCTAGGCATTGATAGGACCCCAGAGAAAGAAGAAGAAGATGCATGGAGAATGCACTACGGAGAGCTCGCTGAGCTTCCGTCTAAACAATGGCCGGAAAGTGCCCTCAAATATGCTAGGGTTGACGCCGAGACACCAGCCAGAATCTGGGCAGAGCAAGAGAAAGTAGCCAAGGATATAGAACAGAAATTGGGAGCGCATCCGTTTTCGGTCGAGGCATACAAGGTGTCATCGGCCTTCTGCCTCTATCAATGGACAGCCAACGGACTGAGCATCGACCCAGATCGCTACAAAAAAATCAAGGCAGAACTGCTCGAAGAGCTCTCTCACGACAAGTGCCAAGATCTAATCTTGGCAGGTATTCTACAACCAGGACTACCCTCGAGGCCTATGGCAGGAGGTAGAAAAGACCATATTTCCGGATGCGACCGAAAGTGTAAATGCCCGCCGATTGAGGGGATGAAGAGGAAACGGGACCACGTCGAGGGATGTGGTGGGAAGTGCGATTGTCCTCCCAAGTTCAAAGACGCCACGAAGGACGTCACGAAAAGGAAGAGGCTGCAGCAGTATGTGCAGGAGAAAAACAAACTGCTCGGGGATAAGGTATGCCCAATCAAGTATACGGATAAAGGGAACATCTCTGTCGATAGCGACTGGGTCTCTCAGCATTGGCACCTATCGAAGATCCTAGAACAGTACAGGCACCGACAGAAGTGGGCCAAAATCGTCAATACAGAACTCCCTCGGCTGGAGTGGCCCAAAGGCTCTGGGAGAGTCTCTGATCAGGTACACGCCTGTTACGACGTTTTGAAAGAAACGGGACGCACCAGTTCCTACTCAACGGATAACTACCCGAGCTGGAACGGACAAAACGTAGACCCTCGAGCTCGTGTCATGATCGTACCTCGCCCCGGATACAAACTCTTCTCCCTTGATTACGGGCAGATGGAGTTCGTTAGCCTGGCCCAGCAGCTTCTCTCTCTATTCGGGAACAGTGTGATGGCAGAAAAAATCCGAGCCGGATATGATCTGCATTCCTACCTCGGCTGTCAAATTTCGCTAAGTCTGGAAGCAGGCTTTCGAGAGTATTGCAAGAAGGTGAGTGCCATAGACCCGGATAGCCAATACCGGGCTTTTATGAGCTTCAAGCACCATCCCCGTTTTCACTCATTCCATGCAAAATATCGCACACTAGCAAAGCCCACAGGACTGGGATATCCGGGCGGACTAGGCGCTCGTACCATGGTCAACTTTGCCCGAGGATACGGGGTCACTCTCACAGTAGAGGAAGCGGAGCACCTCAAAGAGATCTGGTTTCAAACCTTCCCGGAGATGAGAACATATTTCAAGTATATCTCTTCCAGATTGGTTGATAAAAACCATTATGGCGACCGAGGAGATAGGTACTCCTACATCTCTCCTTTAGGAATGATTCGGACCAATGCTAGTTTCTGCGCAGCAGCCAACGGCTTGGGGTTGCAGACGCCTTCGACCGAAGGCGCTCAGCTGGCCGTAATTCAGATCACTCGAGAGATAATGACTCCTGAATCCCCCCTAGCCGCCGATGACCAAGGAGATCGTGTCCGGCCATCTCTGTTCATTCATGATGAGATGCTAGGAGAGGTTCGTAGCGACGTCGCTACGGTTTGTGTGAACAGAATTTCACAAATCATGATTGACTCCTTTTCAGTTGTTTGTCCTGACGTCCCAATCAAGGTCTCGAGCCTGCTTATGGATCGATGGTCGAAAGAAGCCAAACGCATCGAAGACCCCATCACTAAAGAACTCGTAGCTTGGTCGGAAAAGGAGCAGGCATGAACGCCAAAACTATGAAAACCATCATGGAACGGATCTTCTTGGAGTGCCAAGCCCTAAGGGAGGCGGGACAAAAAGAGTACGCCCACGATGAGTCGTCTATCTTCCGTAATTTCAAGCAAACAGGACAAGATATTCAACTGGAAAAAGAAAAGGTGTTGTGGATATTCCTGAAGAAGCACCTAGACGGAATTCTCTCTTGGATCAACGGACACAAGAGCCAGAGAGAAGACGTCTCCGGCAGGATTAACGACGCTATCGTCTACCTGTGTATTTTGAAAGCTATGGCAGACGAAAACAAAGCCAACCAGATGTCTTTGTCTGATCTAGTGGAAGCAGCACCTCTTGAATGCCGGCATAAGAGTGTCTCTTTTACTCAATCAGGGACTATGTGTAGCGACTGTCACCGACTCTTGCCGGAAAAATCACCAGCTGTCAAAAAAGCAAAGGAGACCTACCGTGGCATCAAAGGAGTATAAGACGGTGACCCTCGATCCCGCCAAGTTCTTCACAGAAACAGGCTTGACTCCTTTGGAGTGGGGATCGATAGCAAACAATATCCTCCACCAAGCCAGGAGCAATGCGCCGAAAAACGAATTTTTGTCTCGTTTGATCCTCTTCTCTACAACCCTGGGCTACGCCATGGGTAAAGACTACGCAACAGAGTTTCTCTCCCACCAGATAAAGCAGGGATGAAAGAATGGGACGGCCAGCAAAAGCAGAATGGACTGATCTTTACGAGGAATTGAAAGCAACTCCTCCAGGAGAGCGTATCACCCGAGCGATTCCGGTAGGAGATACCTCAGCCCGCTTTCAAGCCAGAGTCTGGAACGCGCTAAATCATCGCTTGAAGACAAGGAGGGACCTCCCAGCTAACACGGCTTTCCGTATGGAGAGGGCCGAAGGGGAGATTTTTTTCTGGAGGGAGGAGCTGTGATCGTACTCGGCATCGACCCTGACCTACACACAATCGGTTTCGGTATGGTGGACGGCATTACTCCACTATGGGTCGGATCGACTCGGGTTCCGAGGGAAATCAAGGGGGACTCAGCACTAGAGGCACTGCCGGGAGCCGTAGAGAGAGTTCTTGGTCGACTTATTCAGTCAGGGGCCCAGACACCTGATTTGGTCGTAGTGGAGACGCAGAGGTACCACCAAAGAAAAGGAGCTGATGTCCACGACATTATGCGGCTTTCTTGTTCGACGGGCATCTGTCTCGGTCAATGCCGGGCTCTGTGGGACGTCCCACAGCAACTCGCTACGACGTCAGCTTGGAAGGGAGACGTCCCCAAAGCGATCCATCAAGCGCGCTTTATGAAGAAGTTCTTCGGGTGGGAGGTAGACCAACTCAAGAGTTACTCTCGTCCGGTAGAAGACATGAAGCATTGGCTCGCCGGCTCCGAGCACCTGTCGAAGAGTGACTGGAAACACGTAGGAGACGCACTTGGTCTGGCCCTCTTCGGATCGGTAGGGAAAAGAGTATGAACCAGTATCCGTCGAAGTTGTGAGGGGAGAATCCAATGACAGGATTGAAGATTAGCTACTGCAGGGCCGTCGAAGCTGAAGCTTGCCCTGATGGGATCGATCGTATCGAGGCTCAACTGGGACGCAAGGCTAGGAAGGGGTCGTGGGTCTACATCGCAAAAATCGCGAATCTCAATGATGCGATCTGGGCTCTGGCTGTTGTGCGGCCAGACTTGGCCATGCTCTTTACGTGCGATTGTGTGGGTCGGGCTCTTGATCGATCAAATAAGGTAGACGAGAGGTCCCGACGTGCCGTCCAATACGCAAGAGGCTATGCGAGGGGGTTGGTCGACGATGTGACATTGAGAGCCACCTACTCCTCCGCCGCCGCCGCCGCCGACGCCGCCTACTCCGCCGACGCCGCCGCCTACGACGCCGACGCCGCCGCCTACGAGGCCGAAAGGCAGTGGCAGCACGCCAGGCTGAAAGAATACTGTGAGAGGGAGACATCGCAATGAGCAAAATCGGCAGGAGAAGAACATGAACCAGTATCCATATCCTCCAGAAATCTCTAAGCTGAGACGAAATAACGCAGTAGTAGCTCACGCTTTGGCTGCTTGGGAGCTGAATCCTTTTAAGGTCCCGCTAGAGAGCGTCTTGTCTAGAGTCATCAAAACTCTATCAGATGACCGAGAGAAGCTGATCAAGGATCTCTATAGGCGAGAGTTAGAAGCCCCTCCTATGATGGCTATCAGCACAACATGCGTCCACTGCGGTAAGGAATTCGACCTGCTTTTCGGAAAGGCTAAAAGGAAATGAAAGACAAACGAACGGCACCGAATAAGAGCCTCAAACAAGATTGGCAAACACCCCAGCATCTAATCGACTTGGTGCATTGGGTCTTTCCTGACGGGTTTCTAGATCCCTGCACAACGAAACACAACCCAACAGGAGCAGAAACCATCTTGACGACAGACGGACTCTCTGTTCCTTGGGTAGGTCGAGGAGCCTATGTCAATCCTCCGTTCAATGAAGCGCAGGCATGGTGTAAGAAAGTTGGTCAAGAAGCTAGGATCGGACTACCAATACTGCTGCTCCTAAGTGCCTCTAACAGAGCTGGGTGTAAGTATTTCCAGTGCCATATATTCGGCCGGCACCAGAAGGGATGCGAGTGTCTATACTCGAAGTTGGCTTTATTTGATGATAGTTCTCTTGACGCAATGCTCCATATTTCCAAAAGACTGCATTTCATCAACCCTCTCTCCGGAGAGGCAGAAAAGGGGAATACAAGAGGCTCCATACTCTACGGATTCAATATGTCCCTCTCCAGGTTCTACCGAGTATTCGGGGAGCTAGGAACCGTTTTTCCAGGCCCCTTGAGGTAAGGAGCAAAAAATGGATGATCAGTGGGAATACTTGACAGTTGATGTCAAAGAAGGAAAATTCGCTTCGGATGAAGGCCTCGACGCCTTGGGAGAAAAGGATTGGGAGCTCGTAACCGTCTCCTCAGGTAAGGCTTATTTCAAACGACCGACGACCAAACTGAGACCTGAAATATAGAAGAGGAAGAAACAAAATGCAGAAAATCCCCCCTAACCTTCGAGCACTATCTAGAAGTAATGGCCTAGTCAAAGCGGCTCTAGACAAAGTAGAGTCCGGGGAATGTTCTTTGATTCAAGCCTTGGCTGCTCTAATCGAAGTCCAAGCTGACGTCATCATCAAATTCAGAAGGAAGGTCGAAGACGTGCACGACTTTCTTCTGTCAGTACAGTGAAGGCAATTCAGATATGGGAAAACAAATCCTTATTTACCTAGCAAGCCCGTACTCCCACAAAGATCCAAAAGTCAGGGAAGATAGGGCTACGAAAGTTGCTTTATTCGCTGCTCAGCTCTTAAGAAAAGGCATGACGGTATTCTGTCCTATTGCTCATGGAAAATTCATCGCAGATAGAGCGAATACTCCTGGCTCTTGGTCTTTTTGGAAGGATCAGAGTATCCGACTCCTGCAAGCCTGTGACGAAGCTTGGGTCCTCTGCTTGCCGGGATGGAAAGAATCTATAGGGGTTCAAGCAGAAATCCGGAAAGCAGTTGATCTGGGAATTCCTGTTTACTATCTTTCTCCAGATCTTTGTCTTTCCTGGGAAAGGGCGATGCATGCCAAAAGCAAGAAAAATACACCAGTGTAGCTTCTGTGGCAGGCCTATATTGCCGGGCTGCCTATACTTCAATACGAAACTGACCCCCTGGGACGGAGTAAACGACAGCTTTGGAACGTGGAAGGAGCACTACCCGTGCCATGAGGTAACGGAAAGGTTCGTCTCCAGTGAATGGTACTATGAGCCAGACGGCATAAAAGAGGGGGACTACTGGGAGATCATAGACGGGGGATTCCTGTCGTGAAAGAATGTTGCTGGTGTTCGAATGAGTCCACTATCCATTGCGTAGGATGTGGGCATGGGGTGTGCGACGAGTGCGAGGAAGACGGTTGGTGCTCTATAGAATGCCAGGACGAAATCGAAGCTCTAGAATACCCCGTCTAAGTCAACGTGTACCTGAGAGTCAAAAAGGCGTCCGTGGCCGACTCGTTCGCCTGGCAGATGAAATTGATATTCGTGCCGTCCACAGTCACCTCGATAGCGTCACTTCCACTGATACCTGGATGAGGCAGCGCTCTGTTCACCGTTCCGCTTTGGGCCGTCCCGTGAACATGCATGTAATTGCCTTTGGCCAAGTTCAGACCAGAAATTCCGTGCGCTACGCTCTTAGTGGCCACGTTGGCCAAACCCACGACGTGAAAGCTCTTCTCGAGTACAAACTTCCCTCCGCCCGAGCCATTGTGGTCATAAATTCGTTGGTCTATTTGGGCTGTCCCATAGTCCGGCCTGCCGACCCTCTTTAGAGCGGGGGTTCCTTGGTCGTCGATCAAGTAGAGCCCGAAGGGACTCAAAGCTAAGACAACCGCTTCCTGGTTCTCTGTCAGCGTGAAATCCGCGGCAATCGTGGCCAAGTCTGCTTTACTTGCCACTGGCTGAGGAAAGTTGTTCAAGAGATCGATATTGTCCTGCGCCTCGGCATCCCACCCCTCTACTCCAGAGACGATGCTCTTGTGTACTTTTTTCGCCATCAGAAGACCCTCGAGAATTGCTTGTAGAAAGTGTCAGAGGAGAGACCACCTCCGACGTTGGTGATTCCGACTACGATCGAATTCAGCCCCAAGAAGAAAGTAGATATGTCAGCAGCTGTGAAAGTGTACGACGTTCCTGCCAAGCCTGTGACGGACGTTCCTAGGCTTCCGGGAGCTCCCCCTCCCGCGTCCCTGTGAAAGTCAAGCCGGAAGGTCCCCTGAATCGCTGAGGGAGAGGTCGCCGCTCCCGCGTCTTGTAGTCCAGCCCCTGTTTTAGGCGACTGAGAAGACCGATAGGACCAGACTAGATCCAAGGCATCTCCGTCTACCCAGGAATAGGACTGGCTTGCGCTGTGAAGGTTCACTGGACGCATAGGCCGAAGAGCCTCTCCTGTCAGAACCAGCGTTTCTGCTGTCACCAAAGACAAGTCAACCACATTGCCGGCGAAAGGAGACGTCTTGACTGACAGGGTCGCTCCCGCAGCCAAGAGATTGCTCGAAACCCGGGGCAGCTCTTCTCTCTGAAAGATGAAGACCTCCTCCCCCGGAGCATGGACGACTTTCTGTGTGCCGAGACGGGCGCGAAGCAACCCAATCATTCGGTACGTCTGAGCCGTCACCGCTTCAATTCGACGCACATAGCAGATTTCCTGTCCGATTAGAGCCCACTGACGGCCCTTTCTCCACAATTCAGGTACAGTCGTAAGGTCTTCCATATCTTGCTGGTCTATGCCAACGAAGGTGAACGTGGGACCTGTCTCTTGGGAGCTGTCACCAAAAGCCCCATCTGTTCTAGTGGCCTCCATGGCATCTATGAGAATCCCGCCGGCATGAATCGCTGAGTCTGCGGCCTCTTCCGTGAAGAACAGACCATCGTCCGACAGGTTCAAGCCAGCCCCTTGGATAGAGACGGACGACCGAATGCGGGGCACAATTACACGCATAATCAAGTCGTTACTGAGGTACCTGGGCTCTTCTAGAATCCCTACCTGCAGATCTGGCTGCACCTGGGACTGGCCTGAGAACAGACCAAGCCCTTGGGGAGATTGGAAAGATGACGCCACCACACCATAGAGGTCAAGAAGGCAGTGCAGGGTCGTCTGCTCCGATTCCGTATCAATCTCGATCTGGACAACCCTCAGAAACAAGTCCAGAGGAAGGTCGGGAATTTGAATGGAGCTGCCGCAAGGAATCTTCCGAGCGGCTCGAGACACTTTGACCGAGAATCGGACGTGCGAGACCAAGTCTTCCTGCGCGCGTCTTTCCGCGATCTTTGCAGCAGTCGGAAAGTCGAAGGTAGCGTACAGGTGCGTGCTTTTGGTCTGCTGGTGACCAAGACGAGCCATATTCCCGTCGTCGTCTACGGTGATCGTGTTCTCTCGGAAGTTCCTTTGTCTGTCTATGAAAGTGAAAGTGGTACGGTTCCACAAAGCTTTCTGGTCTTCGTGTACCGTCTCTATCTCGGGCAGCGGGTGCATGACAATATCGGAGCTCAGAGTGAACACCTCGGTACCAAAAGTCCCCGGTTCGCGGTAAAGCCGGAATTTGTACTTTCCATCATTCACGTCCCAAATGAAGAGAATGCCGGCGTCCGAGAAGATTTGAACGAGAGCCGCCTCCACTGTTTCCCCGTTCTCGAGCAGCAGGTGAGAATTAATTCGCTCCGCAGCAGAGTTTAGGGCTACTCCAATTGTCTCCAACGAGGTCAAGTCGAAGAGGCTCTGGTCGCAGTTGATCCCCGAGGGCCACTCCTGGAACAAGATTTGGTTTACGATCGATGCTGCATTTGCCCCATCAAAAGACTCGATATTCTGCACCTCGATTGTGCCTATGTTGCTAGATAAAACAGGCACCGGCTCCTGAGCAAAAACGGTGGTGCCTTCTGCTTCCTCAAGGAGCGGATTGAATACGTTCAGAAAAGCGTTGGTCTCTGCTGTCTCAATTGACACAGTCCTGGCTTGTCCCGCTTCGACGGCTGTGCTCAGGAACGTAATTGTAATCTGGTGCCAGTTGCCTCCAAGGGGAGCGATATCGACAGAGACTCCCGTTCCGGGGGTGTCTGCTAGGAAGGGCACGTTAGCAACGAAGGTGAAATTCAGAAGGGTGTTTTGCTGCCCCCCCACCGTCTCTTTGAATCCCAAAACGAAATTGTCTGAGAGGTTGGCTAGAGTTAGAGCGTTCATCTGAACCACGAATCGCTGTGCTTGCCCGGTAGCTACATAGAGACCAGCCACGAATTCGAACGCTACAGGAGCTCCAATAGAACCAATCCTATAAGCCGTCCCCACTGCTGGTGGAGGCTGCGGAGCAATCTGAACAGAGCCTCCTACGGTCGTCCAATTATTCAAGTCCTTCGAGACCAACTGGGGATCGAAGAACGATTGGTTGAAAGTTGAATAGTAGACAGTAAGGGGGGTGTCGAAGCCTAGTGTAGGGTTGTCGCGAACGATGAAAGGGGTCGTCGGCTGAAAGATGGAAGTCTGATCCCCAGAAACCGTTATGAAGCCGTTGTTCCCCGCTTGAACCGTTCCCGTTGGAAAGGAAGCCCCTCCTGCTGTGGTTTGGTCCAACCATACCGGAAAGCCAGATAAAACAGGATCGTTCAGAGGTCGGACTTCAATCTCGTACTCCATGGAAGGCCAGACAAAACCTTCGGTCAGCTGATGGCCAAGCCAGAAAACGTAGCAAAGGAAAGGCCAACGAGAAGCTTTGATTGCGGGGAGCCCGGGTATCAGGTTGACTCCGAGCACGGTGTTTACTGGCTGGTTCTCTTCCCCCCAGAAAATGCGAAAACGGCCTTCTCCTCCAGCCTGGGCCGACCCCAAGTCAATCTCTGTGCCGGACGGGTGGGATGTGCTGGTGATTCTCTGATCAAAAATCACTTTCCCGTCATTCCAGATTTTTGTCAAAGCGAAAGCCGGCCCCACACACAGCATGTGCCAGGCATTTTCTTTAGCCAAAGGAACATCGATCCCTCCGGACAGAGAGCCGATGTAGTTGACTCGTTTCCCTGCAGCTCCCACTACAGGGGCTAACTTCCTAGTCCCGATGAAATAGGGTATCCACGACCCTCGAGTATTTATTGTGGTTGGCTTTTCGTCCGGGAACTGCGCCTCGGGCCCTTTTTTAGATCTGGCTAGAAAGTAGGAAGCAGCGACAGACGCTGCTGTGATGAGCAAGGTGATGATGAGATTCGCCCAAGCCAAAAACAACACGGCTATAGCTCTCCGTTAGGGGGAAGGAGGCTGCTCAAGCAGCGGATTATAGGAGGGCATAGAGATGCCAAAGCCACCGAAATTCTCTATGTTGGCCCACGTACTATCACAAGTCC